TCTGTCTTTTCTTTTGAATGAGTCCAAGGTTTAACCTATCTCAAGTTGCTCATTTGGGTCGGGAATATAAATGTCCAACGTCTCAGCAGCAAACTGCTTGACGTGTTCGACGTATTCCATAAACTCTTCCGTTGCAAGCTCCGACGTCTTGCGTGGAATCTTCATGACTTCACCGGATGTCGGGTCTGTGAACTCAGTATAGAGAAACCTTCCCTTGAGGAACTCATGCGTGAGGTCTCGGTCGACGTCGTGTCCAAGCTCGCGTAGTCTCTGCGATATCATGGCCACTACCACGCCCCAATAGTATGCGTTCTGCACGTCCGACCGGAACCGCTTCTTCAGTTTGACTTCGATGGTCACAGCCAAGTCCGTCTCACGGGACATCGCTCTGACGTCCTCTTCGAAGAGGGGGCGATTGTAGATTCGCAATGCCCCCTGTGGTGTGATTACTGCGTTGTGTTTCATTGTACCCTCCATACCCTGACTCCGGTATCTAAGACCTGAGTCTTGAATTTATATTTGTCATTCTTCTTGCAGAACATACAAGCGGCTGCTGATATCTTCTTGCGTATGGGCTCTGGGTTTTCATCCGTAATGAAGAATGAATCTCCCACTACCATGTCCTTGAATGGGTACTTGCCCGATCTTGTACTGTGCTTGGGAGCTGGTACGTTCTTTTCTATTTGGATTCTCATAGTGATTGGATTAGTTGTTCTCTTGATATGAATGCTCTTCTTTCCGGAACTACCGATACGTTTCTGTCTTGGTCTCTCGCAAATAGATACGTTCTGTGTTCGTGTTCTTCGATAGTAATTTCCATCTTGTAGATTACTGCGAATTTAATCTTGTCATCATCGATGAAAAAGATTGTGTCTCCTACGGAGAATTTGGTGTCGATTTGTATTTTCATTTGGTTTGATTATTAAATTTCTTCTTCTTCTTCAGTTACGCCAAACTTCTTGGCTTGTTCTACGATTTGATTAAAGTTGTATCCGGCTGCTTCGATCTCAGCACGTACTTCCTCGTTCTTTGGAGTTATCTTGTCGCCCTTAGCGTAGCGGGCAACCACACGAGTCCAGCGTGCAACCTGGGACTTAACTGAGTCAGCGTAGTCGCGTGGCTCCTCGAAGTCGTACAGGAACTTGAGGTAATTGGAGTATTCGATTCCGAAATTCTTTTTGAACTTGCCGTCTTCGACCACGATGTGTTTCTCAAGTGGCGGACGAGTGGATGTGTTGAAGTGGTGCGTTATCTTCTCAAGGTCTGCGAGGTACTCAGCTTCAAGTTCAGCCGACGGCTCGTATTGGAAACACATCATCCGTAGGTCATCCTTGCAGATGTACACGAGTTCACCGTTCAAACCCAATCCCTTCATGTAGTGGAATAGTTGGAGTCTGTGGTGCTTGATGGGTTTCTCTGTCTTCTCCATCATGTCCATCACGAATGATGAGCATGACTTGATTTCGAGAACCTTCTTCTCTAATTCCTTGTCACCAAACTTCTCATGTAGTTTCTCCGCGATGTACAGGGAGGATGCTTGGATAGACTCCGGGAGGTGCGAGGATGTGATGTCTTGCTTGGCACGTTCGATGTCAATCTTGCCGCCCGCAAGGAAGTCTAATCGACCCGATACCTTGAGCATGTTCGGGTACTCGACCATAACACGCTCTTGTGTATTGTTGATCAGGCCAGCACGTTCTAACACATAGCGTACTACCCATTCGACAAGGTTACCCGCCTCGAACTTGCGGAGGCTTCTCATGTTTGGTGGGTTGGTTGGTGTAACCGCTTTCATCTTGAGATAACGGTCAACGAGGGGCTGACCGATTTCCGATGCATAGCAGTAGTCTCGTGGCTCTAGCGCACGTTGTTGGGAATAAACGCATTCATTCCATAGTTGTTGTAGATTCCAATTCATTTCGTTGAATGTTAAAAAAGATTGATTTGATTTCGTTTGGTATATTCTTGAGCAGCCTTCCGCTCGACTGGTAACTGGGCGAGACCTTGCCTATGTACTTCACGCGCTTGCCTATGATTGCATAAACGTCACGCGAACTTTTTACAACTTCATACCCGTCTTTGGTTTTAAATAGCTTTGTCATTTAGATTGCAAATATAGTGTAACTTCAATGGTATCAGTTAATCTTAGTCTAATTAAGACTATTTAGTTCTTCAGCGAACACCTCAGCGAGCACATCTGCGAGGTCTGCTTCCTCCGATTTAGTCAGTAGCTTACGAAACGCACGAGCATCTACCCACCATACATTGTCGGTCTTCTCGTCGTTCATGTCGCATACAGGACACTTGGTGAATGGCCTGTCACTTTTCAATCCGATGTCCACAAGGATGATGCATCCACAGCCATTCCTTTGCATGGCCATAGCTGTGAACACATCTCCTTTTAGGAACACACCCTGTGAGTGGTCTTTGATTGCGACTATGTCGTCGCCGGTGCGATAGTCGATTATCATTTGTCAATGTCTTTTAAGAGCCACATCATTAGGTTGAATACTATCTGGTCAATTACGCGTCTCATTTGCGATGATGGTTGCTAAGTGTCCATGTGCTAAATGATACTGTCCCATAAACTCGGAGCGATCAATAAAGGTAAACTCCTTGTAGTTCATTCGTAGTCTATGTATCTCATCATCCTGCTCAGTTTGCGTCGGCTCAATCTCGTCAGTTTCTATTGCCGGAATGCTGAGGCAGTCGGTAATTGTTATGCAGTAACCTTGCTTGGTTATCATGCCGTAGGCGAATCTGCCCTTGTACCCTTGCAGATACTTAAAGAAGATGGTCTCCTCAATGTGGTCGGTTGTTTCTTCGGTGTAGTGCCCGTCGTCGTCGGGGTTGGATAGTTTCCAATCGTCGTAATTAAAGTATCTCATTGTTGTTTTTCTTTTAGTTCGTAAAACATTGCTTCGTCAGATATGACATCAAATGTTCTTTCAATGCTTCTATCAAGCGCATTGGTAAGAATATCGTATGCTGTTTCCTCATCGCATTCGTACCGATCGGTTACGTCTTGGACGTGCCATAGGGATTCAACATTGTATCCGGCTTTGCGTAACACCTCTTTTGCTTGGTCGATTTCTTCGTGGTTCATTGTTCAAACTTGTTTAGGATTATTGTATAGATTTCGATGCGGTCTTTGGCATTGGCGATGCAGTCTTTGATGATTTGGTCACCCTCCCATGCCGGCTTTTTCAGTTGCTCTTCATACTTCATGACTGCCCGCCATTCGTCCATGATTTGTTGTTGGATGTGGCTGATTACTTTTTCTTCAGTACTCATTTTTTATAGTGTTAATTGTTACGTTAAATTCTTTCTCTGCCCATTCTATGTCCTGGTCTATTTCTTCCATGTCCATGTAGCTGAATGATTCAAGTACATTCGAGCTGTCTTTGTCGTAGGTGTCGTGAATGTCTATGTAAACGATTCCGGTTTCTTTGTCCTCATAAACCTTAACGTCGAATTCTGCGTTGTATTCGTAGGATGCATCGCGCATCCATTGTAAGAAACTTACGTTGTGAAAGTTGGATTGTTGCATAGTGTTGTTTTAAATGTGGGTGCAATATAGTTCTAAGTATTGCACCCACTTGTTAATGGTTGTTAATTTATGATAGTAGTACGACTATCAAGATTATCGCGGCAATTACAGCCACAATTCGCTCATATATATCGAGCATCTGGGCGGTTGTTTTTTTGTTTATCATCGTTTGTAAGCTAATTGTTTACGATTCTAGTTCGTATTCCCATAGCTCACAAGCCCAGGCCATGTCTCCTTGCTCTTCGCTTATGCGCTCGCCGTTTTGATACATGTAGCTTCCGCAGTTATATCCTAAATCTTCGTCGGCAAATGATACCTCAAAGGTATTTTCAGGGAATAACAAACTGAGCTTTTCAATTACTGCAAGGGGTGTGCTCCATGCGGTTTGAAATTGGATGTAATGCTCGGTTTCTTCTATGTTATAGGCATTCCACTTTGTGTTCCAATTACTCAATCTCCAGTCGTACCAATTAGATACTCCATACTTTTGCATCAGTTCGTGGTGTTTCTTTATATCCTCTTCGGTCTTCATTGGGGTCGGGGCGGGTGTATCATTCAGATCCTCCGGCATTGGAATAATCCTGTTGAAGTCTATCGCTGCTTCTCCGCGAATGAATGATTTAACTTCTTGTTGGTTGTCGCCATGAATGTACAGGCGGTGAATTACGTGGTTTGGCATGTTGTTTATTTTTTATTTGTTGGTTGTTGTTGTGTTTAATTATTATCGTAATACTTTTTGGCGTAGTCCTTCTTGGAATTTTATGTGGCTAACGGCTTTTTCGATTGTATCAAATTCACTCATGCAGCCTGTTTCACTTGTTGTGTATAATAATCGTTTACCGAAATCAAAACCCATCTCGTATTCATTGTACCTCCTACAAAAATCAATCTTCACTCTAATTGAAACTACATCATCGCAATGCGCTCTTGGGCTAACACT